TAAAACAGACGCCTGACAGCCGGTTGACCACCGCCCATCCACTCGTTCATGCCGGCATAACTGAGGTCAGGAAAGAGGTAGACCACATCGGCCTCCCCTCCCTTGACGCTATGAATCGTTCCGGTGATTATCTTCGGAGTCTTTGATAGGGTCTCCGCGCCGTGGGTCTCGGCCACGCGAATCGCAAATTCCGCTCCCTTCTGCCGAGCGGCCAAGAGGTTACCCCGTAGCCACTCCAAGTCACCCGACAACCCCGCCTCGACAGCCTCATCGGTCAATAGATTGTGGAGGCGTTCCCAACTTACGCCGGCAGAACTATCGTCGGTCAAATCGTCCAGGGTTCCCCGGCTCCCTTGGAGGACTCCGCTTATCTTGGTCGCCGCCAACCACCGGGCCATATCTTCGGCGGTCCAGATGCCCTCCTCCGACATTCTGAGGAATGACAAAACCAGGTCTTTCGGCGTTATACGGCGGCGGCTTGATTGGAGCGGGTTCCACGCTCCTTTAGTTCGACGGTACGGGTTGTGATATGGGATGCCCTCCCGCCTCAGTCGGGCCAACATGGGCCGGAGCATATAGGCGCAAGAGGCCAAGACCATGACGGTCTTGCCATCGTCGAGGTATCTTTGCATATCCCGAAGAAGTGGTTCGGCATGGGGCCAGGGCGCGGCCAAGTGTCTGACCTCTCCCTCCACATCGCGTGGATAATACTCGACCGGCACCCGGCCCGGAGTCCGTTCAATCCATCGAACGGCGGTCGCATGAACAGCTTGCGGGATTCGGTAACTTTGGGTTAGGACCCGCATCTGGTCGTCGGGCACCGGAGGCTCCACGAAAACCTCCGGGTCCGACCCTCGCCACTGGTAAAGATTCTGGTCAGGGTCGCCGACCACGATGAGATACCCCGCCGCCTCTCCCCATTTCCGGGCAAGGCTCATCTCTAGCAAATCCATATCTTGGGCCTCATCCAGAAACAGGACCGATGGGTTACCCGGTGCGGTCGGGATGGTTTTCAAAGATTGCTCGATGAGGTCGGTGAAGTCCATCAAACCGGCCTCGGCTTTCCAAGAGGTCCAGGCCGAGGCCATCCGGTCCACATCTATCGGGTAAACGGTCGCCATCCTAGCACGCAAGACTTGATAAGTGGCCATCAACTTGTCGCCGGGAGATTGACCGGACTCCTCTAGGTTGTCACCGTCGATGCGGTCGTCGGAATACGATAAAGCCCACTCGGGAAATCTTGTGTTCCAATCCTCAACGTGTTTCTTGTCGACCGCCAAAGAGGGCCGACCCAATGATTGATAACAGTGAGAGTGGAGGGTTCCCACATTCCTTGGAGGTATCGGGAGGTTTCGCCCTGCCGCCTCCGCTGCCGCCGCTCTGGTTAAAGAGGCGACTAGAACATCCTTCCCTTCATCAACCGCACGTTTCACTTGCCGGGAGAGCCACGTGGTCTTTCCGCAACCCGGTGGCCCTATAACTCGCTGTTCCATTTAATGACTCCTCGCGCATTTAATGAGAATTTAATGACTGTGGGCCGCTCCGCTAGGCTCGGCCCACGCCTGGGCATTTAATCATTTAACACATTTAACGGTTAGTTTTTTTATAGAGTTATGTTTTTAGTCGCCTTTATAGGCCCAATAGTTACGGGAGGTCTCGTTACCCTTGACCACCACCCGGACCACGGTCGGCGAGATACCGCATAACCGAAGCCTCTGCCCCAGTTTGTGGGAGGATAATTGCTCGCCCATACTGAACCGGAGGTACTGCCGGAACCCACTGAGCGAGAACATAACCACCCCGTCCTTCCGGAATGGCAGACCTTGCTCGGCCGCGATGCCCTGGTCGTTCAAGACTGTTTGGCTGTCAAGATAGGTGTCGACCCAATGGGCCATCTCGCTCCCCGGATGGGAAGCCTCTCCCAACTCGACCTCCCGGCAACATGACAATATGGCCTCGGCCCTTCTTGCCCATGCCGCCTCTTTGCATCGGACCAGAACCCGCCCAGTGGTCGCAGCGACCGCATTACGGAACCGGCCTTGGTCGACGATGTTGTTGATTGTGCCGAGGGTGATGCTACCCTCCCCGGTTTCCATCCAGTATTCGGGAGGGTCGCCGAGGTGCTTGACCAGGTCGATTATCTCCACGCCAATCAGAATCGACAGGTCGGCCAGCGACCCGCCTTCTTCAAGACGCTCTTGCGCCTCGGCCTGTTCCACCGGACCTCTGGCCTTGGCTATCGTTCGGGTGTAATAGTCTTCCCGTAACTTCAAATCGTCGCCGTTGCTTCGGCGGCTGAAGATGAGAAGGTTGGCAATCTCCTGGTCTTTCCATCCGGCCACGACCGCAATCGAGGCCAACGACATATCGTAGGATGAGGGCGATTGGTCGGAGAGGTCAGACCGCCGCCGCTCCAGCGACCGCTTGAACTTCGGGTCGTTATCCCGCAGAGCGCGGAACTGTTCCCAAGGCGGCTCGGCACTTGTATCGAGGGTCAGGTTGCCGGCTTTGGTGACCGGCTTGCCCTCTGTTATGTATCGCTTGAATACTTCGTCGTCTTCGCTCCCGACCCCGATGTAATCCCATACCGCGTCCCTTTCAAGTATCGGCCCATCTGAGGAGATGACGTTGACCGGCACCGGGTCGGACTTATTATTAAATGTTCCGGGCAAGCGCATCAACCGGGAAAGGTCGTGGGTCGCGTCAACAACCCAGTCACCCCGGTCTTTTGCTATCTGCGCCATGTGGCCCTGCCACCCACGAATCATCGCTTGGGCTTCTTCACGCTCAAGTGCCGATTCAAACATCCACGGTTCTTCGAATAACCACCACGCCTGAAGGCCATGACCGGAGTGGACCAGTATGGTCGGCTGGACCGGCATGGCATAAGTTAATGCCAAGGCCTCATTCTCGTTTGTGGGTAATCCGGCCTTGGCATGGTCTTCGCCGGCATAGTCCACATCAGCCCACAACCCCGCAATCCCGGCAATCGTATCGGCGGTCGCCCTCTGGCCGGTCTTCAAAAGAACGTCCGAAGGGGCGACCCCGACCCCGGTATAAACATCAAGGCGGGAGAAGTCTCCCACCCTGACATTATCTAACCGGTTGTACCAGATTGACCGTTTTTGCGGGAGGGTCCAGACCAGGACTTGCCCCGGTGGTGGATTTCCCCACAACTTTGTGAGGAACTCTCCCGCATCCAATTAGGCCTCGTCTCGTTCGATATCCGTATTGACCATGTACCCGATAATGGGCTTGATGGCGGCAACGTACTCGGCCAACTTCTCCCGCTGTTCCTCTGGAACAGGCCCGGAGGACTTGGGCGCGATTCGACTATAGGAGATGCCGGTCGAACTTTGAGCCTTCTCCAACGACAGTTGCGTCAAGACCGACCAGTACGGCAAGCCTTGGGAGGCCAACCGGAGAAGATATTTTTTCACGGTCTGGATTGAAGTCGAAGGGGCTTGGATGACTATCGGCAATAGGTCGGTGGCGCGGAGAAGGAACAGCATCCGTTTCTCTTTGCAGGCCTTGCCGCCACCGCCTTCGGCACTTCCCCATTGGTTGAGCGGGCAGGTGAAACATTCCCCGCCCGGCTGGCCGTAACCCATTTCCCCATTGTGGCTGGAACAGTCGGGAGGCGCATTGCCACCGGCCTCCAAACCGGTCGCCCAATACGCCCTCGGCGCGGTCCAGTGGACGATTATGCCGTCGAGGGTCTTGGCCGAGTCCTCGCCTCCGAGGGTCGGAACTGTCCAGTTCAAACCGCCGCCCAAGGGTACCGTTATGCGGTCAAGGTCGCGGTCGGTTATGCGGTCGTTGCCGATGTTCTCTTTCACGGTCTCCAGAACTCCGACCGGCGTATTTTGTAGGGCCAGGAATGTCTCCACTTTTTTCAGTGCCATGTTAGTTGCTCCTCATTCTCATTCGATATACTTCGGTTACGTCGATGTAGGGTTGCAAGCCCTTGGGAAGAACCTCGTCCATCTCGCGGACCCAGGCTCTTAATGTGTTTGCATTCACGGTCTCCTTTACGAAATCGCCAAGCCCCGCTCGACGGAATGCGGTGTAGGCTTTCTTATGGTCTCCGGTCAGCTTCGCGAATATCTCCCGGTTGAGGTAGATAGTCTGCCCGGTCGCGGTCTTGATGTTCTGGATGCCGGCTTGCGCGAACCCTTCCACCAACTTATCCTCACGGGCCGCGAGGTCGGTGGCCAACTTCTTGACCTCGGCCTCTAGCTTGCGGCGTTGTTCGGTCAGGTCGGCAAACTCCGCGACCAGGGTACTGAGTGGTTTATCCGTTTTAATCATTCCTCTTTGTCCTCCTGAAACATGCCGATGTCATGGCAACTTGAGCATCTGCCGTACATGACCACATCTTGCTGCAGATAGTGGTTAGGCGAAGTCAGATAGTTGACCCATTGTTCCAACGTATCTTCGACAGCCTCGGAATGACAGCAGTCCGAGATATATGTCATGGCCTCTTTACCTCCTCCAAAATATGGTCGATGACCGCCTCCCGGCGCGCCAGAGCTTCCATCACGGTCTCGTCGACCGTTCCGGATGCCAATATGTGGATGTATTCCACTGGGTGCGTTTGGCCTGGTCGGTGTAGTCTGGCCATGCTCTGACTATAATCCCCTAGGCTGAAACCTAAACTATAGTAGATGGCATACCGGGCCAGCGTAAGGTCCAGGCCCAATCCTCCGGCTTGAATCTGGACAGCCAGAACTCCTTGGCTCCACTCTGACAGGTCTTTTCGGCGACCCGAAACCTCATAACTAGGAACCCCGACCTTGGCCGCTATGCGGTGGACCACGTCGAGGTCATGGGTGAATCTTGTGAACACAACCACAGGTTCCCGGCCGATATCGGTTAGGGTATCTTCAAGAACCCTGGCCTTGGCCGTATCAATCTCCACGTCGGTGCCATCCTCCAACCTCCCGTAGCCACTGGTGATTTGTTGGAGTCGTAAGAGTCGGGAGAGGGCATTGGATGCGGTTATGTGACCGCCTTCCAGGTCGGCCACGAACTCGTTGGCCATCTCCGAATAAAGCCGTTGCCCATCCCGGCCCAACTCACACATCAGGTTGATGGAGAGGGTCGAGGGCAGGTCGAGAACATCGTCGGACTCGACCCGGTATGCCCTACTATAAAACAGGTTCCTGAGTTCGGTCTCCCTCTGATAGCCCACAACTTGCATCCGGTTGAAACCGCCCATGACCGCATAGCGGGAGCGGAACCTAACGAACGAAGTGCCGTAGATGCTTTTGTCGAGGGCGCGGTACTGGGCATAGATATCAAGAGGGCTGTGGGACATTGGAGTTCCGGTCAGGGCCACCCGCCTCTCGACCCGGTCGGAGAGCCTGGAACAATACCGGCTCGCCACCCCGCCCGGAGCCTTTATCCGGTGGCTCTCGTCCATCACCAACAAATCCCACTTCTGTTTCATGGCCCAATCCCCGAAGGGCTTGCGCCAGATGGCATCGTAGTTCATCACGACCGCCGTGGGCCGACCGGACCCGATGGCTTTGGCGGCGGTCTCTTGCCTGGTCTTGGTCGACTTGCCGGCAAGCGGCAGAACGTCGAGAAGACCCGGAGCATGCTTCACAAACTCTCCGGGCCAGACATTGGCCATCACACTAAGCGGTGCCAGTATCAAGACCTTCTCGTACCCGTTCTGAGCGACCAGGTCGACAACGATCCGGCTCTTGCCGGTCCCCATATCCATCGCCAACATCGCCCCGGCTTTATCGGACAGAAACTCCAATGCCTCTAGTTGATGCGGCCAGGGTTTCATGCGGTCGGTCTCCAAAGAACATCCTCGGACCCGCATCGCCGGCACCGGACAGGAATATCAATCTTGATGGTTTGGGTCGTCGTCTTGTGGCAAGTCAAACATTTCACGTAGTGCATCCTATCGCCGCGCGGCGGCGAAGTGATAATCCCCGACCTCAATGTTCATATCTTTGGCCCACTTGTAGAATGTTCCCCAAGATACGCCGAGGTCGTCGCAACAGTCCTGAACCATCGTCCGGGTCGCCCGGAACTTTTCCAGACTGTCGAGCATGATATCCCGAATGTCTTTGTGCCTCTTGGCTTCCAAGAGAAGTTGAGTCGAAGTCTTCATGTGGGTCTCCTTAAAGTAGGATATATATATTATATACCCTCTGACTTATCTAATCTAGCCTCTGAACGTCGGTTGGCCCAATCCTTCACGTACTGGGTGAAGTCATCGACCACATCCTCGTCGGTGTCATACTCGACCGCCGCCTTGTCCATTATGATGTTGAGGCGGTCGACCAAGAGTTTGTGATTGTCGAAATGATAGCCTGGTCTAAACATCTTCAGCCTCGCATAGAAGTCGGCCGCAACCGGAGCAAACTTTGCAGTGGTGGTCTTGAGGTTTCCTAACCAGAACATAAGCCGTATGTAAATAGGTGGTCCACTCGTGCGAGTGGGCTTCTTGAAAGTACGGGTTGTCTTTACTGAAGACGATGAAACTGCCCATCGGGTCGATGCCATCGTGCCGGCAAGCCAACTCCCACCAGACCTTCCGGCAGACCGGATGGAACGATGACCAGTCCGACCGGCCCGGTAGATTGGCCTTCGCGTATTCTTGGAACGTGGCGGTCTCCTCCGGCGTTAGGTCTTTGAACATCATGCCTCCTGAATCATCGAGTCGAGCGCGGTCACGTCGAGCGACATATCCCACAGGCTGACCCCGTCTTTGGTCTGAGCGTATCCAAGTGATACCGCCAACTCGTGGCGAAGACTCAAGAACGGACTCGCATAGCCCTTGTACCCTCGGGTGATGCAGTAGAGCGGATAATCGTTCTGCAACCAGAGGGCCACGTTCCAGGTCTCATAATTCTTCCAACCGTTGTATCCTTCCATAGCCTCTCCTATTAGTTATTGCCGACCCTCCGGAGAGGGTTTCGGCCGGGAACCATCCGGCCTCGTCAGGGCAGGGTTATCACGCGTATCCCATCAATAAAAGTTCCTCGGCTCCAAAGACTTTGCCTTCCGCGCCGCAAGAGGCGCAATCGTAGCTCCGCGCATCCGGTTCACATCCACCGACTTCCTCCCCGCAAGCGAGGCAAAAGCCTGGGTTGTCGGTGCCTTCCATCTGGCGTTGGACCGCGTCTAAAATCCGTTCAATGGTAGGTGCTGGCATGGTCTTTCCTCCTTTGGCTTATCGCCTGACCCTCCGGAGAGGGTTTCGGCCCGGAGCCACCGGGCCATCATCAGAGGCGGGTTAAAGGTTGAGGTGCCACTGTAACCGCTGGTCGAACTCAATCTCCCCGACCGCGACCTTTGCCTTGGCCAAAGCCTGAGGGAAGACCTCGCGGGCCGCGTCGAGGGTGATTCCGAAGTCGTAACAAACGCCCTCGTATTCTAGGGCATCGAAGTCCTCAATCTGGAGTCCCTTAACCTCTGACCCCATAGTCCCGATTAGTTCCAGGGCGATTTCGCTGACTAGGTCTTTCATCTTCGTTTCCTCCTCTAGCTTTGCCTGACTCCCCGGAGGGAGTTTCGGCCCGTAGCCACCGGGCCTCATCAGAGGCGGGGTTACTCGCTGGCCCATCCGAAGAACATCCACCCGTCCATGGACTTCTGGTTCTTGGAAGCCCTCTGTTTGATTCGGATGGCTCCCGCTGGACCCCACTTGTCGTCTATCCGGGCATCGCACTTCTCAATTAAATCGTCGGCCAATTTGAAGGCCTTGGCATACGATATCCCCTCGTCACTGATGACGGTGAAGGAGTTTTTCTCGGCGATGGTCCCGGTATAACCCCTGTGGCCGTTCTCGTACTGGGCGTTCTTCCGGGCATACTCGAAGACTTCGTCCGCTTGACCACGTGTGGTCCTTCTCATCACCCCGTAGTAGTTCATGAAAGTGGTTGCGCCCATCTCGTTTCTCCTCTACCTAAACTTTATACTTATATTATATATCGTTGCTATATGAAATGTCAAGCATTTATATAAATTCAACATGGTCTGAACAGACCTCATCCCCCCCGTCCAGGCACATCCACCCATCGGCCAGCGGTTCCCCACAGATGTGACATTCGCCTTCCAACTGTTCAGCGAAGTAGTCGACTTCGAATTGAATCCAGGCGTTCCCCTGTTCATCGGTCCCGCTCAGTCGGGAGATACCCTCGATGTTGGTCAGCTTAATCATCCGTTCCTCCTCTAGCTAGTGCCGACCCTCCGGAGAGGGTTTCGGCCCGGAGCCACCGGGCCTCATCAGAGGCGGTTAGGCCGGGATATATCCTGGTCCGGCTCCGGCTCCCACGAACCGTTCTACCGTATAACTGTGAACTGTGCAAAAGTGGTAGATACGCCCGTTCTTTGTTTCTTCCACGGTCGCCTCTTTGCGGCATCGAACCCCGATTAGCTTCCCGAAACTGTAGTTCTTTTGGTTTAAGAAGTAGCACCGATTCATTGGGATTGCCTCCTTAATATATTCGGCCCCTGAGGTGGCACTCGACGCACACGCCCATCTGTCCGCGCCCGGTCGCCTGGGTGGTGGGCATCCAGTTGTGGCGGTGCTTGATGACCCCTAGAGCCTGTAGAAGTTTTACCATGTATACATTTTATATCATGGCTATATAGAATGTCAAGGGATTATACATAGTTTTAGGGATTGGTTGTGGATTGCCCCACAATAGAAAACGACCCGGTGGCGGGGAATCCACCGGGCCGCTTCTAGGAGGTGAAAGAGATGAAGTTTATCTAGGCGTTGGCGTGGTCTTCCAGATGCCGGACCAGGCTACTTCGGAGTTCGCGAACGTCGCTCTTGACCTCGGAGATATCATCCCGAAGGGCATCCAGCTTGGCGACCACGACCTGGTAACGGTCGGAGCTGCCGTTTCCGTGGCGCCGGGAGATCAGCGCCCAGGCCACGACGACCACCAGGACTCCGATTGGCCCGACTATCTCGGCCAGCCCTCCCAGGTTCTCCACGTTAGGGCATCCCCTTGTCCATCTGCATCATCCGAATCTGGCCGTCCGATGTAATCGTCCCATCCCGTAGCTGGTCCATGAGGGCATCATACTCGGCATCGCGTACCGCCTTGGCTGCGAGCTTCTCGGCGGCCTCGATCTCCTCGGCATCCCGCGCATCCTCCTCCGCTGGAGTAAATGCGACATCCTCCTGGTAAGATTCTCGCCAGTATCCCGGAGCATCGCCAACCGCGTCAATCCATTGTCGGGGGTAGCTGATGGTATGATGCCTACCCATACCCCACCTCTCTTTAAGTGTGTTTGTATCCGTACACCGTCAAGCGGCCCGCCGTCATGTTGCCGCTGGATGATTTGAGGAGGATGCGGTCGAGGGTGATGACCGCTAAACGAACAGCAATAACGATGCCTCCCGCATTCACGGTCGAGCCATTCAAGTAGGAACAAGTCCCGGATAAGGTGGGGTACATTGCCCCATCGGCTGGGCGATGCAACCACAATACGGCTCCCGCACCCTCCCCCGTTGCATTACCAACCCCATCAGGACACATCTCGATTCCCGAATCCCCATTGCTGACTCGACTAGTACCATAACCTGTTGCAGAAAACAAAGCATTTTGTACGTGATAGCCGTAATCACCGGCACCAGAATCAATACCGCTAGAATCACCGACTTGGAGTATCATTAACTGACCATTCGTGGCCGGGTCATAGTCGGAGATGGCTATCATATATGTATCGTATGTACTGTCCAGGCCAGTGATGGTCAGGCTGGCGCTATTAGATGCCTCGGCGGTCCCAATTAAAACCAGTTGACCACCGCCAGCAGCCGCGGCCCACTTGACTCCCGTCGTTTCCCCGGAATCAGCGGTCAAGACCTCATCGTTGCTGCCCACTCCCAACATCTGCGGTGGGCCGGACCCATCCCCTATAAGAATCTGGCCCTTGGTAGTCTGGGTGACCATCGTCACCGCTGACGAGCTATTGCCAATCAGGATGGCCCCGGTCGTCAGGCTGGTCTGCCCGGTGCCACCGTTCCCGACCGGCAATGTGCCGCTCACCCCGGTGCCGAGGGCGACTTCGTTCCAGGCGGGGGCGTTGCTCGTCCCGGTGTTGGCGAGGTATTGAGTGGACGTTGTGGACTTGGCTAACCTCGCGGGAGTGTTTGCTCCGCTGGCGTAGATTATGTCACCCGCCGTCGTCATAATCGCCGGGGCGGTGACGTTGAGGTTATCTCTCAGATGCGTATTGAGGTCAGCCGCGAGGACTACATATCCACTGGCCCAAGTTTTCGGAGTGCTCCAAGCCATTCTAAGCTCCTATGCCGTGGTCGGTGTTTTCTTGTTTCAAAGCCGCCACGGTCTCTCCCGGTTCCCAGTTCCGGTTGACCGCCTCGGATGGATTGCGTCCGCTCCAGGGTCTCTTTAATAACTCGGCCTCGATGGCCTTGCGGTTGGACGGGACGGTCACCGCAAACCACTTCCCGTCGTTGGCGGCGTTCCCGCATTCGACGCACATAAAGACCGGCTGGGAGAGGTCAACGACGAGGGCAGAATTACATCCACCGCAATCGACCAGCCACCGGCCATGATTGATCCGGGCCGCGACCTGGCCGGAGATGTTGGCCTCGGTCGGCTCGGGGAGTGGGCCAAATCCCATCCGCATATACATCCCCCGGATCATGACCAGATAGTCCTCCGGCTGGAGGTCTTGATGTTGGACTATGTAATCATCCATCAGTATGCCAGCCTGGTCGAGGTTCCAAGGGCCGAGGTATTCAAGACCCAGAAGTCGGAGAACTGGACGGCGTCCGATAGGAGGTATGTTACTTTGTGGAGACGGTTTGCGCTGATCTGGTGACTCACCGCCTCGATGAAGAAGTCCCGGTTAATCGAAAGGTCCGCGGTATTGTCAGCCACGACGGTCACCCGCTCCGATATGTCCCGGTCGAGCATCTCGTTAATGGCGTTGGTGTCGCGATTTGCCCAGTATGAAAGCTGGAGGACCGCGGTCGGGTCTTTGTAGATGCTCAGATTGAAGTCGGCCCAGTCGAGGGCCTCCCCGCTGTCCGGGATGAATTTCGTCTTGCTAGGCCAAGTCCGTTTTCCGAAAGCCGTCTGGCTGGTCGCGTCCTCCTGTTTGATGCTGGCCGGGTCGTCCGCGGTGATGGCCGTTCCCCTGGCCTGGAGTTTGGTTATGTAAGCGGTGGCCGAGGTGTTATTGGTCAACGTGATCTCCATCGTCTCGCTGGACTTGCTGACCGAGATGCCGATCGACGCCGTTACGTTAGTCCCGGAGCCATCGGCGGCAGAGTTCGCCAGCATATCGGTCGTCGCCGCCGTGGTCGTCCATAATGCGACTCCCCCGGCGTTGTTGGCCGAGGCGGTGGTCGGATACCGGGCGATGTACGTCCGGGCCACGCCGGGAGCAATAGGCGGGGAGCTGGCGCCGGTCTCCGAAAGCGTCCAGAGTACCGCCACGCTGGCGGTCGTGTAGGTCTGGACATCGGTCTCAAAGATATTAAAAATATGGGGGAGGGGATCATCCATGATGAGGCCGGAATATACCCTCGCCGCGTCGGAGGCATCCGAGTAGGTCGCCTGAGAAGTCAGACCCACGCCGGACAGGCGATGGTGGCGGTTGTCGAATACGATCTTGCCGTCCTTCCCCTCCCTGATGAATCCGCCCTCGGTGGACTCGACCTCCTGGAGGGCCGGGACGGTATAGGTGGCCGACTTCCAATAACGAGTAATGGTCGTCTTGCCGGTATCGAGGGTCCGGTAGCTACTACCCGCGCCCCAGCCGGCCGCGTCCAGAATGTCGTCCACCACCTGGTCTGTCCGTTGGGAGGTCACCATCGCAACCTCGATCTGGTCGAGGTTGATCTGGCCGAGTGGCCCGGTGGCCTCAAGGATGGCCGTCGCATCCCCGCCCAGGAATACTTGCGGCGTGATGCGGAGAAGGTATCCTTGCCATATCGCCTGGTCGGACTGGGTGGCCGATGTCCCCAGGAGCCGGACGGGGCGGCCTGGGAGGATGTTGCCGTATATCGGGCTGCTAGAGTTAAATTGGTTATAATCCCCGCTCCGGTTGTCCAATACTGCCCGGAGCGTCCCGGCCTTGGACTTGCCGGTCAACTGGCTGGCCCGGTCCCTCCCGAATGCACATGTGATCCCGCGGACCCGGCCCATGTCGATCTCCTCCCCGGTGTCACCCCAGTCCCCGTCGTTATTCCAGTCTACTTGCAATTTGTAGGTTGCAACGACCATCTAAGCCCTCGCCAGTACGCCGGAGAATCCGCCGCCCAGGACGGCATCGCGGACGACCGCGGTCACCTTCTGCTGGAAGTCATCGAACCCGTTTACGTCCCCGTTTATCACCAGGTTGATCGTCATCCCGGCGCCGCGGCCTCGCCCCAATGGGACGACCGCCTCCGGCCCCGACTCACCCAGCATCGCCAGCGTGGGCCGGTTGATGATGCCGCCTCGGGCCAGTTTTGGTATTTCGTCAATATTCGGAAAACCTATATCGAAGCCGCCCCACCCCTTGCCTCCCAGCCAGTCGGGAGCTTTGAAGCTGGGCACACTGATTTTGACGCTGTTAATTCCCCGGATAAATAAATTGATGGCACCAATGACCGCATTCACCCCGGACTTTATGCCACTGACTAGCCCATCCCATATCCCAAGTATGGTCCCCTTGACACTCCGGAAGGTCGAGACCAGGGCATCGGTCACGGTCTTGAACGTGGACTTGATGCCGCCCCATATCTCGTCCCAGTTGTCCTTGAGAAATAGGATAGCCTTGATCAACGGCCCCGCCGGGAGAAGCCAGCCCAACTTGGAGTTATAGATGTCGGTTATCTTGGCGAATACTTTGGACACAATCTCTTTTATGAAATCAAAGACGGTCTTAAAAGTGGCCTTGAGGACTTCCAAGGTTTTCTTGAGGGCCAGGATTATCTTGTCCCAGTTCTTCCATATCACGATGGCGGCAACGATGGCTACGCCGATCCCGATAATCACCAATGTGATCGGCCCCATCGAGAGGTTCAGTCCGATGAAAGCCAGCTTTGCCGCCGATACTGCCGGAGTGAGTATCCCCATGATACCGCCGAACCCAGCCATTATAGGGCCAGCCGCCAGGAAGATCGGAGCCAGCATGGACGCCTTTTCTATAAGCGCTCCATTCTCAAAGGTCAAATCCGAGAGCGACGATTTGAGTTTATCCATGACCGTCTTGGTGGAGGCGTGAGCGTCGGCGTTGGCCTGGATAACCTCGGTGGAACCTTCCAGCTTGGACGCATAGGTTGCTATCTGGGCCTCGCTCAATCCTAGTTGCTCCAGCACTCCGGCAAGACCCGTCTCCGATTGCTCCATCGCCTCCTTGAACTCGGTCCTGGCCGTCCTCGCCGTTAGACCAAGCTCCCGCTCCATCGCGGTCATTATGACCGCCGCCTCGTCAACTGAGACGCCCATCGCGGACATCTCCGGGGCCATCCGAGAGATACCGTCCAAGAAGTCCTTGACCGACTGGGTGCTCTCCTGAGAGATGAGTCCAAACGCGCCCAGGAGTTCGCTTTCATTCCCGACCTCGACGCCCACCGCCGCCAATGCCGCGCCAGCTTTCGCTAGTGCTTCGGACGATAGTCCCGTTGCATCCCCGACCGTATCCCAGAAACCGGCGTATTCTTTGAGGGCTTCGGCGCTTTCCAGTCCTTGTTGCGCTCCCAGTTCCATCAAGCCCAGAACTTCATCCAATGGGAAGGTGGCGTTGCTCAGACTGGACGCCATCGTCCGAATCTCGCCCTCGGAGAACTGGGTGGCGTTGGCAAGCTTCCGGGATGATTCGGTCAACCCAGCTTGCTTCTGGGCCAGTGCCTCGATACCGGCGCCCATAGCCAGGATGCCGACGCCGATGGCCTTCCGGTTCTTGACGATGGAATCCTTGACCGACTGGAAGCCGGACTTGACCTTTTTGAAGCCAGCCTCGGCATCCTTCGGGTCGGCGGTGATTTTTATTGAGACCTCGTTAGCCATCGCTCTCTGGTTGTCCCTCCTGGACCAGTGCCATCATTCTTAAAATAGTCGCGTCCTCGGCCATCAACTGGGATGGGAGGCAGCTATACCTCTGGCAAAGACCGTCTATCAATTCGGCCTCCTCCAGCGCCCACGGTTTTACTATTCGGTTCCCATCGCGGTCGATGCCGCCTCCAACGTGGAGAAATCGCTTGATTGAGGTTCTAAAGGGGCCGGTACGCCCGACACCGCCTCCACCCAATGCTGGACGATCAGATTGGTTAACTCCAGCGGGATCGCCAGCATACCATCGCCATCCGCCGGGATAGGTTGGCCGTCGTCATCCTCCAGGTTCCATTCCATCAGGACATCCTGGCCGAATAACCGGGCCATGACCTCCTGGTCTTCTCCTTGCGCGGACTCCCGGAGGGCGATGAACTGGGCGAAGGTGACGCTCAACCGGAGTTGTATCTCCGCGCCGTCGTAGTCCGTACCCTCAAAGGTTATCCGGGCCGTCTTCTCCGGGAGCCGGAATCCCTTGCGGACCTGCGCTTTAGTCCCGTTAATCGCCACCACTTAGGCCCACGTTGGTACAACGCCGCCGGCAAGGGCGCCGGGAGCCGACCAGGTCAATTCCCCGGAGCTTGACCGGCTCAAGGCATAGTCGGTATAGAACAACTCACCCGGCAAGGT